GCTTGACGCTGATACCTGTCGAGGAGGTACCGAAGGACGCGATGGTGATGGAGTTCTCGACTGCATCGACCTCGGCTCGAATGATGTTTCGATCGTCACCGTCGACGCCGCCATCAATGTAGTGGACAGGGCGGTCAGTGGCAGACTCGATGAGCTCCCTGAGAACCTTGCCCTGCTTATCAACGAACTGATAGAGGATCAGGACGTTGCCATCGAGAGACAGCGCCAGGTTCCTGATGAATTTGTTTCGCTTAGGATTCTGTACGATCCAATCAAGCTCGTCCTTATAGGCAGCCTTGGAATAGACCTTCCTATCCTCATCACCCCATTTGAAAACGACGCACTTGATCTTCAGCTTGGCCGCATATCCCTTGTCGATCATCTCCTTGGTCGAGATGACCTTCATCATAGGGCCAAATAGGCCTGTGAGCACCAGCTCGTGGGTCAAAGATCCGTCCAGCGTACCCGTACAACCGAATCGATGTGGAGTGTTCTTAGCCTTCTCCAGCAGAGCCGTGATAGAAGCGGCCTTGGCCAGGTGGGCCTCGTCGACCATGATCATACCGAACTGATCGAAGAACGATGGTGGCATTTTGGTCAAAGACTGCCATGTGGAGACCCAGATTCCCTTCTCAGAGATCTTTTGGACACCAGCGGACACGGCGTGAATCTCTTCAGGGTCCGCACCGTATTCGACGAAGTCACCCTTCATCTGACCGACAAGGCCGATGGAAGGGGTGACGATAAGGACCTTGCAGTTGTAGTATCTCGACAGGAGGTAGATGATCAGAGATTTACCGGACGACGTCGGGCTCAGGAGTAGGGCACGGCCCTCACGGACGCAGTGAGCGAATCCGTTAATCTGGTGTTCACGACTCTCGATGTCAGCTGGTAGACCTAGACTGTTGGCAAAATCCTCGGCCTCCTTGTACGAGAACGGACGGGGGAGAAGATCATTCGCCACGTCAACGTCGTACTCACGGACCTGAGCAAATTCCTGAATCTTCTTGGTCAACCCGGCATAGATTTGCTTTCCGAACGGATTGAAGAGACGGATCTTACCATCCCACTGACCAGAGCGGAACTTAGGCATGAACTTATAGCCTGGGATGTAGAACGAAAAATAGTCCTGCAACTCAGCAGCTATGCCCGCGTCACAGTTGACGCGGTTGTGAACATCGTCGATCTTGGTGATGGTAATCGTATCTGACACTTACGCTCCGACTTTGAATTTCTCCCAGTCGATGATCGATTTGACCTGGTAGCCTCGGTTCACGATCTGTTTGATGATCGCTTCGAGGTAATCCACCTTCTCAGACTGGGCGTACATTTTGAGATTTAGCTTGATGATGTCCTCATCCGTGTCGATGTACTGGGGAACATCTGATTTGAGAACTTTGCCAATTGGAGGCAGCTTCCAGTGTGCTGGTGTCTCAGGGCTAGGGCCCTGAGAATAAAACTCAAACTTTGCCAGCCTGAGTGATTTCATCTCCAACTCCATAGTCCGGTATCGATACCTTTCCTGGGAGAAGATCTTGAAATATTTATTGTGGAGAATTGGAATGTCTTGGGTGACTCTTGAGAGTTCGGAGATGTCCAGCTTGGCATCTTCTTCCCACATTCTACTTATGTCTTCGAATTTCATTCACAGTTCCCAATCATCTACTGAATTCCACTAACGTATTAGTTAAGCACAGCACCATTATACACGAACCGGTGCATTTGTACACTTAACGTTTCGTAATCTTTAGTTGAGCGCCTTGATCTCGAAGTCACGAATTTTGAAGGTTACTGAAGCGGCCAGGTACTCAACTTCGTTATCTTGAGAATTCATCCTGATTCCTGACAGTGCAATAGGGAACATATCAATGAAGGTATACTCCATCGTAGGTTTACCGCTGTTGTTCAAGATGATTAGATGCGCGTCAGAATAGATTCCATCGCCATCTACTGCAGCCAATGCGGTACCATACTGCTGGAACGAATTAGGGAAAGTTATACCTTTGATCCAGTTCAGCATTTCCATGTAGTTTACGAGGTTTTCATCGATCTTAAAGCTAACCGACACATCACCGTAAACTAGCTTGTCAGGACTGAATGCCTGATCCATAAATGGAGTTGGAACCATTGCTACACCCGTCATGATGTCAGGTGTGGTGACCTCAAATGCCATAGCAGAGGTCATAGGTGCTTTCTTGATGCTCAACCCAAAGCCGAGCTGGGAGAGCATATTTGGAACGCCTTCGATCATAGTTGTATTCCCTGATTTCCTATCCTATTTATGACGCGTAAAAAAATAGGTCCGGCGCTTCACAGCGACCGGACCTTGAGAGTCAACGTATATAGAATACTTCAGCGAGTAGAAGGTTCCAAATATTTTTCGAAACCTTGAAGATTCCTATCGGACATAACTGCCCAATAGGATTCACGAATACCATTGCAGAAAGATTGATCTGTGGGATCGGGCCCTTCCGGATACGGAATTGGAAAGCGATCAGCCGGTGCACATTTTTCGTCGTACACCGTCATAATCGCAGCAAGACCCCGTTCGTGCTGTTCTTGCTCGATCTTGTATCTGAAATCTGGGTCATAACAGCCCGTAACGAAAAGGGCAGCACCGTAAATGAGAATCTTACGAAACATGATCGAACCTATTCAGAACATGGAATCGGCGTTTGCCGATCTTGTGGGCGGAAAACCCAGCGGGGATGGGCTTGGCCCACCCGTTCTTACGGGCCTGCTTGACGGACGGAAAGACTCCCAACTCCACGACGAGGTCCGCCATGGTCAGGTCGCCCCCGAAGGCAGTGAAAGTTTCACCGTCTTCGATAGGCCCAAAGAAGAGGTCTTTGTCCGTTTCAGGCAGTTCGCAGTGGATGAAGTTCATGTCACTCCTCGATGTCCCGCTTGTCTTTCTTGCCTTCGCGTTTGTTCTTCTCACGCGGCTTCTTGCCACGGGCGTCGAAACTGTATCCATAGGATTTCTCCCTATGGAACCGTTCGAACTTGGGAAGGTCAGGATCTTCGTAAACGAAGTTATCGCGATCTTTAGACATTACGCATAAGGACTTTCTTTAGCTATTCAGACCAGCACGATGGTGCGGATCACGGCCTCTTTGGCCTGGGTGGCAGCACGGCGAGCGATACCGTCCTGAATGTATTGGTCGTAGGCAGTCTGGGTCGGCTCGTATCCGGCCTCTTTCAGGATGGCCTTGACCGTGGCGCTGACGTAACCCTTGGTCTTCAGAATGGCAGCCGGGGCGGCGCCCCGACCGTCAGCGTAGAGGTTGAAGTATTCCTCGACCGTGAAATGTTTGATCAGGAAGCTGACGAATCCAGCTTTGTCACGGCTCGAGTGCTTGAACCGGGCGACGAAATCCTCTTCGGGGCCGTAGGTCAGATAGCCGCCGTGGTATTGGAACTGGTCGCGAACGAAGTTGGTCATGTCAGTATCCTTGCTTACATTCCCATAATAAGCTATCTTGCATTATTGTACAATAAAAAATGCGGTATGGCTATCTTTTGATACAAGGACGCATGGCCGTTTCAAAGACCACTATGAGACGGATAGGCGGTTCGGTCGTGGTGTTCAAAGCTTCGACTAATTCATTCATAGCTTGACGACCATGGATGAAAGGTCTCAGAAAATCCGGAGGGCTATAGAACATCTCTCCGGATTCTGTTTCGATGATCAACCGACCACTCCTCTTGATGAGGCGATAGGTCACTGGACGATGCGGGCCTTCCGAGTGAAGAAACCGCAGGCGCCGCCGTCGGGGTCAACGATCCTCTTACCGATCAGAAACTCTTGAGCCTTCTCAATGGAATAGATTCCAACGAGGTTGTTGTCAGGCTCACGGAACGGATGACAATAGTCATCGCGCTCCCAGATTTCAACAAATTCGGTCATGGATTCACACGATAGGTCAGTTCAAAGAAATCTGAGCCATAAAGCCCGGATGTGACATATGCCCCTGGAAAGATGACCCCGATGTGGTCACTGAAGCTGAAACGTGTGTTTCCTAGCCCCACTTTCCCCTTGAAGGTCATATATTGCTTGCCCTTCTTGGATTGGCGAGTGACGCGCAGGCCGTATGCTCTGTGGGCCTTAGAGACCTTGTCGAGAAATTCCTTAGTGTATTCTGCCATAACGGTCCTTCAGCATGATGATAGCGGTCGAGCCCTTCTTTCGGACAACAACTTGATCGCAGAGATGGATAATCTTCATCGTGTATTTCACGTCGAAGAGCATTACGTCGTTCAGTTCATCGGACTTGCAGTTTGTATCCTTGTTGAAATCAAGGTTCATTCGCAGGCCGGCGTAGCCACTCATGAGAGCATTCTCACGGGCTTTCCAGAGATCTGCCTCAAACTCAGCCACCTCGTCATAGCGGGGACGGCCGATCTCATCGATCGTGATGTCCAGAAGCTCATCTGATCGGTTACTGTTTCCGGCAACCATACAGATGAGCTCGCCACGCTTGAAGCCTTCATGGATAGGCAAAAGAGTATCAAGCATCGGTCTCTCCGATCTTGTGCGACTCGGGATCTTCCGAGTAGTTCTGCATGCACCACGCGTTCCAGTCTTGTGGGCGGGCGCCGATAACGAAACGTTGGTTTCCGCCGCCGGGGCCGACTCGTTCATAAAGTTCGAGGCGGAGGCCATAGCCAACAAATGATTTCAGAACCTCGTCAAGAGGAAAATCATGTGCGACATCGATTTCGTATTTGGAGTATTTCATACTCTTATCCTATTCCATCACGAAAATATGTACACAACTTATTTCAGACCGTCGTGACGAACTCGGAATGATCCCAACGGAGCAGCTCTAGCCCTGAGATCGCCAGCGGTATTCCGGCCGCGGAACTCTACGTTTTTCAAGAAAATCGAAAGGTGTGCAGTCAGGGCCGGC